GAAATGTCAACTTTGTGATGTATGAGGTAGCCATATCTGAGGCAGAGCGAGCAGTTAGAGAACAGGACACGGCGGCACTCGTAAGTGTTTTGCCTGAGTTGCGCGAGATGTAAACAAGGAGGCAATATGCGTGAAATAAAATTCAGAGCGTGGGCAGACGGAAAGATGTGGTATCCTGATAAAAAAAGAGAAGACTGGTGGTTTTTCGGGACAGGTGGATATTGGTCACTGAATCATGGTTTGGAAATTGAAAAAATATTGTGTGACAGTCTGGAATCAGATAATCCTGTTTTGATGCAATTTACGGGGTTGAAGGATCAAAAAGGGGTGGAGATATTTGAAGGTGATATCTTAATGATTCACAATCCACCCCACCAGATTCAAAGAATGGAATTAATCTGCACCGTTAAGTATTTACCTGGGGCCTGGTATGCCATTGTCAGAAAAACAAATATATGGGATCATTACCGGGTGGAAAGGCTTGAAAAAGGCTATGAAATACTCCTGGTGAACATAGCAGACGAAAAACCGATACGGATCATCGGAAACACCTTTGAAAACCCGAATCTGATTTAATATTTGACAGGGGTGTGGTGGTTTGGTATGGTGATTATACAAGGTCAGGGGTGGCGCCCATAACAAAAATGGTCTTGTGAAAGGGATTAAAGCATGAAACATAAAAAACAGTTTTTTAAAAGATTACCCGACATTTACTTGGGCACACCCTTTCCCGATTGGGTGCTGCCAAACACCCGTTGTTTCATGCGGGGTGTGTCCAAGTATTTGCCGGGTTTTTTATTTTGTGGTGAAACTCTATGAGCAAGGGCAATGGCTGGGTTCCTATTGATAAAATGCTTGCTCAGGACTTCAAGCATATAAAGCGACCACTTTCAAGGATCGAGGCCATGTTTTCATATACGGTTGATGCTGACAATGGCATAGAAGGAACGATAGCAGGGTACGCAACACAATGGGGCTGGTCAAGAAATAAGGTCCGCAGATTCGTTAATTGTATTCGGACAGAAGAAGGACACCTAAAGGACAGCAGAAGGACAGCAGAAGGACACCCTATACGCTTTATTGACAACGGTCTTTGGAGCAAAAAGGACAGCAAAGGGACAGAAGAAGGACAGAAGAAGGACAGAAGCAAGGACACTACTATAGAACCTAATCCTAATCCTGATCCTAAAGATACCCCCCTACCCCCCAAAAAGAAAAAAACGAAAAAATTCATTCCACCATCAGAATCAGAAACAATCCAGTTTTTTCTTGAAAACGGATTTACAGAAAAATCGGCAAAAACCGCATGGGCATATTACCAAGACGGAAACTGGAAAGACAGCCGCGGAAACCAGGTTAAAAACTGGAAACAGAAAATGCGTGGTGTATGGTTCAAGGATGAAAACAAATCACCCCTTAACGGCACCCCCCGCAAAACCCCTGAACAAATCAAAGCCGAAATCAACGAGGCCCTTTCATGAGCATTTTCCTGGAAAAAACACCACCACACAGCAACGACGCAGAACAGTCGTTACTCGCAACGATTCTCATAAACAGCAAATGCCTTGACGACATCGAAGGTCTTTCAGCCAGTGATTTTTATTCCGGGCCGCACCGGAAAATATTTGAGTCCATCCTTGCTGTCAAAAAACGTGACGGCAATGTGGATCTGGTGACCGTGGCACAGGAAATGAAAAGCCGGGACACTCTGGACGCGTCCGGCGGACCCGCTTATTTGACAAAGCTGGTTGATACAGCGCCCATAGCTATAAACCCACAGCAGTACGCCGATGTTATCCGAAACCTGTCGGCGGTCCGCGCCATGCTCCACGCCGGCCTAAAAATAGCGCAAGACGCTTATTCAGCAACGGACGTTGAGGATTATATCAGCCGGTCGCAAGCTGAAGTTTTACAGGTCCAGACCACCACCAGCATTGACAAGATATACGACATGGAATCTTTAATGGCGGACGCCCTTGACCGGATAGAACAGGCGCAGACTCGTAATACTGAAATCGGATTAAGGTTTGGTATGCCAACATTAGACCCGCTCATTCAGGTATTTGGTTCAAAACTGATTATCATAGCGGGCAGACCGGGGCACGGGAAGACGGCACTTGCTTTATCGATGGCCAGGTCCTTGGCAGAACGGGGGACAAAAGTGGGTTTTTTATCAATCGAAATGGACAAAGAATCGCTTACGGATCGGATGTTGGGTCACATGGCAAATATTAATCCACTACTGTTTTACGCCAAAGATACGCTTTCAAGCCAGGCGAAATCGGCATTGTCAGAATCAGCCGGGTATCTGTCCACGCTCCCGCTTTTTATTGATGACGCCGACTGCAAGATCCAGGACGTTGAGAGGAAATGCCGGAAAATGAAAAAAATGGGTTGTGAGATAATATTTATTGACCAGCTTTCAAAGATCCGGGGTGTTGCCGGGGCCAGCAAATTTGAGCAATATTCAGACAACTGCTCATCCATAGCTTTGATAAAAAAGGAGCTTCGGGTGCCTATCGTTCTTTTGTGTCAACTTAACCGAAACGTGGAGCAGCGGCAGGACAAGAAACCAGTGCTTTCAGACCTAAAACAAACAGGGATGATCGAAGAAGATGCGGATATGGTGATGCTGATTTATCGGCCTGGTGAATATGATGACAACATTGATAAGTCCGAAACAGATATTATCCTTGCCAAAAACCGGCAAGGCGCAAGGGCAACTGAGCAGCAGGTTTTGTTCAATGCCAAACGAATGATGTTTGAATTAAGGCAGTTTTGAAAGGAGAAACTATGAACAAAGACCAGAAAATAGCCAAACTCGAAGCCGAGGTCCGGCAACTCAGAGAGATTGTCCGGCAGTTGAAATTACTGGTCAGGTATGCGGAAAAGGCGGGGAAATGACATCCAGACTTAACACACAGGAGATATAATGGTTTATCTCCCAAAAAATTTATACCCAGCTGAAAAGAAAAACAAATACGGCGCTGTCAAGATCACAGTTGACGGCATCAAGTTTGATTCAAAAAAAGAAGCGGCCAGGTATCAAAGTTTGAAACTGGCTGAACGATGCGGCGCAATATCAGATTTGGAAACACAGCCAAGATTTGATATTAGGGTAAACGGAAAATACATAGCTTTTTACAAAGCTGATTTCAGGTATATGAAAAACGGATCTGAAGTGGTAGAAGATGTTAAATCAGCCATAACGGCAAAGAATCCAGTTTATAGGCTTAAAAAAAAGCTGGTTGAGGCCATTCACAATGTCAAAATAAATGAAGTGTGAGCGCGCTGAATAGGCCAAATTTTAACGAATAGACTTGGGTCTATACGGTAGCATGGGCCAGGGGTTGAAACTGAAAGGAACAAAAGATGAACGGCAAACAGGCAAAACGAATCACAACGGCGGCAATGACCGCTTGAAACACGGGACCGCTCCTTACCTCCTTGGGCCGGTTACGCACGGGGCCGATATCCCCCCTCCCGGCGGGTTTTCATGCAGATTTTTTTACCGCAAAGGGCGACCTGGGAAGCCGTGCAACAAACTAAAAAACAGAAAGGAGAAAACATGACAGATTTTAAAGTTGGCGACAAGGTAACATGGACATCACAGGCAGGTGGTATCACAAAGACCAAAACCGGAAAGGTGTGGGCCGTGCTGATAGACACACAGGCACTATGGAACGCCCGGCAAAGCGCGGTAGAACAAAACAGACATACGATTATGTTTGACGGCTACACAATGCTGGCTCCGAAAATGTATATCGTTGAGGTCAAGACTACCCAGAAGGCAAAGCCGCGCTTGTATCTACCAAGGCCAAAAAATCTGAAGAGGGTGGAAAAATGCTGAAAAATCAAGACGCCCGATGCTCCGGGATATTCACAATCGGCAAGATTGAAGCCTGCCCGAAGCGTGACCGGTGCCTTCGGTATTTGCATTTTTTGAGACTGGATCGAGCGGCAGGGGTTGAGAATTATCAGGGGATACCGGTGGTGATGGCTGTGAAGGATTGTAAAATATTTTTGGAGGCAGAATGACATACAAAAAAGCCGACTTCAATCAAGAAATAAAATCCGTCGTTTTGTCCGGACATGCCGGCGTGATCTGGATGATTTCAAATCCTGCAACAGGTAACACGAGCTACCGGATGGAGGTCGACGACGGAGAGTTTGTTGAAAGCACGTCGTTTGATCATATTTTAAATGCGTACAACATGCGGGAGAAAAAATGATACGTGACGAATTGCAAAGATCAGTTTTGAATTGTGATATGCCCCAGATATTGGCATCCGGGAAAAATGGAAAAAGATTGTGGATGAAGTGTAACCCGGCGTTAGGTACGATGATTTTTACAGTGATGGTATCCGGGCGGGCTATCTGCGAGACTTTGAGTTTGGAAAAGGCGATTAACGCGTATAACGCAATAGGAAAGGAGAATGCGGCATGACGAAAACTCAAGCAAAGTATGAAACAAAGCGGTATTGTGGGAACTGCGGCCTACGTGTAGACGGAATTTGCACGCTTACCGGGGCAGAACAAATCGAATGCTTGAGCGGCGATGAAAGGACACATTGGACCCCATGGAAACACACAGAATCAACCAATTCGGGAACCGGCCATGCTCGCACATGTCGGTGTGACACTTGTTTGGAATATTGGGAGAGGCAGCAGGTGGAGCCGGACCGGGTACCGCAACCCCCGTGTGACCTATGCCGGCATGACAGGGACAAAGATATCGGCCCGTGCTTAAAATGTGATGCCGGCAATGATCAGTTCACACCGATTCATGACCAGGATTCGCCGATGGTGGGGATGGAAGAATACCTGAACCGAGCACCGAAAAACACGGCCCTGGAAAACAAGCCCAAACCATCCCTGATCCCATTCGATATCTGCATAGAGTATGACGAACCGGCATACCAGGAAGGGCTGATAAAATATTACCGGGAAAGCTGGCGGAAGGGTTTTCCAATTTCGGAAATGTACGATGCAGCTGTCAGACACCTGGAGCAGTTTTTTTATCACATGCAGGACTATGATCCGGATGCGGCAAAGTTGGGGATCAAAAAACACCACCTGGCCGGAGCCAGGTTTTCCATAGCCTGTATGCTCCAGACGTTGCGGGACCATCCGGAAATGGATGATCGGGGAAAACTGTTCGGGAAAAAAGAAGGGGATAACCGGTGAAAAAATCCTGCGGAGAATGCGCCAAACTCCAGACCCCACTTTGTCACCGGCCTGATCATTGTGTATCGCACGGGTATTCAGATTTTGCCCAGACCCGGCCATGGAAACGGTGTGAGTCATGCGGCGGACCCATGCGCCGGATCAGGACGGATCACCCGTCCAAGTCTGTGTGTGTGACGGATCTGCGCTGTGCGGATTGCGGGCTGAGGGCTGAGGAAAGGCGGGAGTACATCAAAAAAGCCCCGGCGTGATACCGGGGCTTTGGGTTATTCCTTCGGCCGTCCAGGTAACCGGACCCGGACGGCTTCCAAGTGTCATGCGTCTTCAATCAGGTCTGAAAAATGTTCCTCAACATCATCAGCGTCAAGGTAGGTTTCAGCCCATTCAAGGGCCTGGGCCTGTGTCAGCGGGATAATTTTAGATCCACCGCCCCTGGCATTGTTGTCAACAGGGACGGAGTATTGGGTCATGGCCCCGCCTTCACCAGCAAGAAAATACTGGCGGGACCTGGGGGTAACATATAGAGATTCATCAATCCACCGAAAATCTGTGGGGTTGGATTCTGTGCGGCTCCCGATGAGGGTTGCTTTGTCGGTGTCGTAGCGTTTACCGTTGATGATTTTTTTCATAGTGCCCTCCTTTGCGTCTGCAAGTTGTTCGGTTCTTGTTTTCATGTCATTCTCCTTGTTTGTGCCGGGTGCCCGGCTGTTGTCAACTCTTATGGTGCATAATACGCACTCAAAAAGTGCATGTCAAGAAAAAAAATCAAAAAAAATTCTTTTTCCGTGAAAACCCCAACTCCACGGATCAATGATTTGCCCCTGCGCCTACGGGGCCGGTAAAATCAAGCACATGAAATGCCGTCTATGCAGATCAGAGAAACACACAGTCGAGAGAACAGTCAGTTTTCTGGATTCCACAATCCTGCGGACAAGAGTCTGCCGGGTGTGCGGGTACAGCTGGTCAACGACGGAGAGTGTCGACACGGACACGGATTGTCTGAGAAGGGCGGCGCAATGTGAGGATGATGATGAGGTTAACACTTCGTTAATACTTTTCGAAGAAAAATGTTGATCCGACCCAATAAAAACAAGGGGTTAGGAAAATGGCAAAAAGGGGAAAATTGACACCGAAACAGGAAATGTTCGTCAAAGAGTACCTGGTTGACCTTAACGCCTCAGCTGCTGCCAAGCGGGCCGGATATTCATTCCCACCGTCAGGGGATGGGTACTATGTATATTTCCTAATAGACCCAAGGACGCAGGCTATCTTCTACGTTGGGAAGGGTACCAAAGGAAGGATTTCACAGCACGTCCACCAGGTGAAGGCAAACTATCCAGTCGCGAACCCAATCAAAACCAGCCAAATTGAGGATATTCTTTCAAGCGGTAATTCAGTGCAAGAAAATTTTTTCATAGACAAGCTTGGGGAAGCCGACGCGTTCCGGATAGAAGCCAGGTTGATATCAGAATTTAAAGAAAGTGGACTCACCAACATTCATGGCGGCACCATCCCCAATGAGGATATTGTGCAGGCGAAAGCTCACCACTCGCTATCACGGTTGCTTCCGTACGATGTTTGGGTCAGAAGTCTCAGCGATGAAAAGAAAGAGGTGATCGAAAGGGTGTTTGGGTCATGTAGGGAAGTTTATGACAAGTTTAAAAACCAGCTTGAAGACCTCGCTGACTTGTCAAGGAACCCAACCCTAAAAAAAATGGTTCAAAACAACTGGTGGGTGTCGTATGGCGAGCATAAATAAATTAAATGTGTGGTTGCACCACTATCTGGACCAAACCAACCCCGACACATTTTTAAACAAAACTGAGTCTGCCAGGGCAGCTGGGTATAAGACAAAAGATCCTCATCGCCTTGGCGAGATAGGATACCAAAACTCCAAAAAACTCCAAAAACGTATCAACACCTGGCTTGACGAGTCTGGATTGTCAGAAGCTGCATTAAAAGAAAAGTTGGTTGAGTTGTTGTTTGCGAAAGAAACAAAATTTTTTCAGAAAGACGGGAAGATTACAGAGCAGGTAGATGTCAACAATTACGGTGTCCAGAGGCAAGCGCTGGAAATGGCTTTTAAGATTAAGGGAATGTTCGAAAAAGACAACGCCCAGCGCGGCCAGGTAGACCAGGAAGCCCGTCAAGAGTTCATGCGTGACCTTTTCCAGACAATCAGCCAGGCCAATGGCCGTGGTTTGCCGGAGCCCAGAGAATGACCGCTGCTTTGAAATATGATCCGTGGGAGGATGATGCGCCGATAGTAAAACAACAAGCCCATATTCTTGAAAAAATGTCCTACGACGAGATGTTTGCAAAGGTGGTGGACCGTTGGTGGCGGATCAATAATTTTTACTACATCATTGATCGGTACGGCAAGCGGGTGCTGTTTGAGCCGAATGCCGAGCAGACCCGGCTGTATGACGAAATGTGGTACCAAAACCTGATTTTGAAATGCCGGCAAAGGGGTTTTACCACCTTCATTGACATTTTCATCTTAGATGCTGCCCTGTTCGTCGATGACACCGAGGCGGGTATTATCGCCCATAACCGCGAGGACGTTTCCAAAATATTCCGCCGCAAGATTCTGTACCCCTACGAAAACCTTCCGGACCTGGTCAAAGATTTTAGACAGACAAAATCCAAATCAAAGACAGAAATTGAGTTTGAAAACAACTCCATTATCTCTGTCGGTACGTCCATGCGGTCCGGGACAATGAACCTGTTGCATGTTTCAGAGTTTGGAAAAGTGTGTGCCAGGTATCCGGAAAAGGCCCGGGAGATTGTAACCGGATCTCTGGAAGCAATCCATACACAGACAGGTGAATCCCTGTGGTTTATCGAATCAACCGCTGAAGGTAAGAGCGGATACTTTTACGATTTCTGCCAGGACGCCCAGAACCGGGATAAGCAGGGCAGAAAACCCACAAGGACAGAGCCCAAATTCCATTTTTTCCCCTGGTGGGACAATACAGACAATGAAGCCGATGAAGCCGTTCCGATCAGCCAGGCGATGCTGGACTATTTCCGGGAGATCGAGGCCAAGATCGGCAGGAAGCTGAGTAACCCCAAGCGGTGGTGGTACGTTTCAAAGTGGAACATCCTGGGTGAGGATATGAAGCGGGAGAACCCCTCCACGCCCGAGGAAGCTTTTGAACAGGCCATAAAGGGGGCCTACTTCGCCGCGCAGATAGCCAAAGCCCGAGAAGAAAAGCGGATTTGTTCAGTGCCGTATCAGGTAGGCATCGGGGTCAGGACCTGGTGGGACCTGGGCATGAACGATGTGATGGCTATCTGGTTCACCCAGGACGTGGGGCGGGAGCTTCACGTGATCGATTATTACGAAAATACCGGCGAGGGGTTCCCGTTTTACGCCACGGTGCTCAAGGAAATGGGATACCACTACACGACCCACAACGCTCCTCACGATATAGCAGTCCGGGAGCTGGGCACAGGGAAAAGCCGGTGGGAGCAGGCAAACGAAATCGGGCTTTATTTCAAGCGGATTCCCCGGATCAAATCAAAAATCGATTCTATAAACGCGGCCCGGCAGCTGTTCCCCATTTGTTGGTTTGATGAGGTCAAGTGTTCCCAAGGTATCGAGCGCTTGGAAGGATACCGCAAAGAGTGGAATGAACACTTACAGACCTACCGCACAACCCCCCTACATGACGAAAATTCAAACGGCGCAGACGCATTCCAGACCCTGGCTATGGGACACCAGTTCAGAGTAGGCCAGGGCGCGGCTGTCACAGTGCAAAAACAATCAGCAGACGGGTGGACATAGACATGGCAATGATCGAATACCAAAGCAATTCAGAGCTGGAACAGCAGGAGGCCATGGCGGCCAAAGAAGCCCAGGAGCGGCAGAACCGACCGGAAATACTGAGCCTGTCACATTATGTGATGGACTGCTGGCAGTCGGCCAAGGAGGCAAAAGAGCGCAAGGTTGAACGGAAAATGATCGACGCGCTCAGGGCCAGGGCAGGGGAGTATTCACCAACCAAGTTACAGCAGATCAAACAGTATGGCGGTTCCGAAGTATATATGATGCTGACGGACGAAAAATGCAATGCCGTGGCAGCCTGGATGAATGACATACTTTTCCCGCCTGGTGACAAGCCGTGGGGAGTCAAGCCGACACCGGTGCCGGACCTGGAGCCCGGACAAATGGAAGAGGTCAGGCTGGAGGTCATGCAGGAAGCCCAGGCGGTCATGAAACAGCAGCTGGTCATGGAGATACAGGCCGGGAACATACAGAACGAAAACAAGGCTAAAGAATGGATGCTCCAGCAGATGCAGGCCCGGGCCGAGGAATTAGCCGGCCAGATCAGAGATGAAATGGAAGAGGTCGCCAAGGAGGCCCGCGACCGGATCGAAAGAAAGCTGGATGATGTCCTGGTGGAGTCAAATTGGCAGGACGCTGTCATGGATGCCATCGATGACATTGTTACGTTCCCTTCCGGGGTTGTCAAAGGCCCTGTTATCCGGAAAAAGAAAGTGATGCGCTGGAAAGATCAGCAGCAGGAACAGGTAATGCCGGGACAGGAGCAGTTTCAGGAACAGGATCAGTCTCCGGTCGAGGTAAAGACAGAGGCCATGATCGATTTCAACCGGGTATCCCCACTGGACATTTATCCGCTGCCCAGCGCCCAGACCCCAGAGGACGGCATCATAGAACGCCATCGCCTGACCCGCAAATATCTGACAAGCCTGATTGGTGTTGAGGGGTATGATGATGATGCGATCAGGATGGTGCTGACCGAGTACGGCCAGGCCGGGCAAAGCAGCTGGCTAAGTGTCGCGAATGATCTGACCCGCCAGGAGCTGGAGAACAGGCCGAATGAATGGCGAAGCCCGGACGCAAGGATCGACGCTTTGCAGTTCTGGGGATCGGTCCAGGGTCTGATGCTTTTGGAATACGGGATGACCCCGGAGCAGATAGAGGACCCGTTCGCTGATTATTCTGTGGAAATCTGGCTGATCAGCAGGTATGTGATCAAAGCCGAGATCAACGGCGACCCTCTGGGAAAGGTGCCTTATCATTTTGCCAGTTTCCGGAAACGCAACGGGTCTTTGTGGGGGTCAGGCGTGCCTGAGGTGATTTCTGATTGCCAGGATGCGGTTAATGCTGCCGCACGCTCCCTGATCAACAATATGGCCATCTCATCCGGGCCGCAGGTGATGTATGACATATCCCAGCTGCCGGCAGGCGAAAGTCTGACAGATATGTATCCTATGAAAATATGGCAGGTCAACGGCCAGGCTGCCATGGGGAATGGAACAAGGGCGCCCATTCAGTTCTTTATGCCGCCGTCGGTAGCCAAGGAGTTGATGGAAGTCTACAAATTCTTTTCTGAGGAAGCAGACAACAAAACCGGTGTGCCAAAATACGCTTACGGCGGAGAGGCCAAGGGCGGTGCCCTGGGAACGGCCACCGGTTTCACCATGATGATGAACAACGCGGCCCGGGGTATCAAACAGGTTGTCCGCAACGTGGATAAAGGGATCATCGCCCCGTCCATTATCAAAACCCACGAGTTCCAGCTCCTGTATTTCAAGGACCCCGATTATTTCACCGGTGACATCAAGCTGATTGCCAAGGGATCAAGCGCTTTGGTCCAGAAAGAACAGGCCCAGGTTCGGAGAAACGAGCTGCTTAATGTGGTTCTGAGCCGTCCGGCCGCCCTGGAAGTGGTCCAGCTGACCGGCCTGGCCCAGATGCTGAGGGAGATTTTTAAGGGAGCCGACTTCAAGTCTGATGACATTGTTCCCACGAAAGAACAGCTGGAAATGCGGATGCAGCAGGCCGTTATCCAGCAGCAGCAACAGATTGAGGTGGAGACCGGGCAGGAGACTGACCCGGCAGGCAATAAACAATCAGGCAAGGATTTTCAAGTCGTTTAGGGGGCAGAATGGCAGAACGCGAAACCGCTTACAGCAGTGACACCACCTTGGGGGATCTTAGCCGCAGGGACCGGGACAACTTTGACCATGTACTGAAACATGAGGCCAAAACATACCGGTTTGCAAGCGTCAACGATGCCAGAAAGTTCATGGGCCACTGTTTTGATCTGATCATGCGCAAGTGCGGCGCAAAGGTCAGACCCGGGATGGATTCCAACCGTATTGACCGGCTGATGCGAAAGCACAACGTCAGGGTCGAACACAGGGAATACCCCCCGGACGAACCCCTGTACCAGACAGGTATGTACATTTACAAAAACGGGGAGATTGCCGGGTTTGTGTCTTCTCCGTTCCGGTATCATGGAACCTTGGTCGAGCTGCTCCCTCAATATTTTATCCGCACCACCGCGAGGATCCATGAGTATTGATCTAACTCCCGCCGACCAGGATGCTGTCCGGGCACTGAATCGGCTGAGGAACAACCAGGATTTTGTTTCTTTCCAAAAGTGGCTGGATGTACGGCTGAGAAGCCTCCGAAAACAAAACGACATGCTCACTGGTGACCAGCTCAAGTGGTCACAGGGCCAGTGCCAGGCGCTCCAAAAGATACTGGATTCCCAGGAAATTGCCGTGAAAATCCTGAAAAATGCCAGATAGCCCTATTTGGCAGCGATTGGATTGATTATCCGCTAAAATAGCGGAAAATAGCATACAGGACACCCGGCAATCAAGCCGGACCCTAAACCATAGCGACACCCCGAAAGGGACCGCGAAAGGAAAAAGATGAATTTGCCAGCAAGTGTGGTTGCCGCGAAGGAAAAAGCCGAGGCAATCCAGAAACAATTGAATGAGCCAGCCCCGAAACCCGAAGGGACACCTGCCGACCAGGCGGCCCCCGTCGCGCCGAAGGAGACGGATCAGAAACGGTCAGACACTCCCGACTACAAGGACCAGTATCAGACCCTGAAAGGGAAATATGATGCCGAAGTCCCCCGCCTCCAGAGCGAAGTCAGGAACCTGCAAGAGCAAATGCTCACCCTACGTCAAGAAAACGAGGCTTTAAAAAAAGCCGAAACCGAAAAACCCAAAGATCCCCCGCAGGAACCTGTCAACCTGGATTACGATGCCCTGGACGAATACGGTCCGGAGTTCAAAAAACTGGGTGAAACCCTTCAGGCCGTTGTTCAAAGAAACGAACAGTTGGAGGCGGAACTTAGAAAGCTGAACGGCAATGTGGAGTCTGTGCAGCAGGCCAGTGTCAAAGAAGCGCACGAGAAGTTTCTCGACAAGGTTCGGACTGAAGTGTCCGGCCTGGGCGGTAATTTTGAAACGCTGAATACGGACCCGGCCTTTTTGACATGGCTTCACCAGGTGCCACCCGGCAGCCAGTTTCAGCGCATTGCTCTGTTGCATGATGCAGAGCGCAGGCATGACGTGGTTCAGTGCAGGGCGATCTTTAAAGAGTATATCGACGCTTTACCCGATGACAAGCAAAAGCAACCGCCCAATATGCAACCGCCCCCGTCACCGCCCCCGGAAACACCCGGGGAGCCGAGCGGAAAGCAGTGGACCCGCAAGGACATAAAGCAGTTCTATGCGGATAAAGCCGCCGGCAAGTACACCGGCAGAGAAGACCAGGCGAAAGCAATCGAAGCGGACATTTTTGCAGCACCAGCACAGGGGAGAGTCGTCGGTTAATAGGAGTACGCCATGTACACCGTTGACTCAAGTCTGGGCAGCTATGCCACAGCAGGTCTGTCCGGGACCTATATTCCGGAAATCTGGTCCGGTAACTTGATTGTCAAGTTTTACCAGGCCACCGTGTTTACAGCTATTGCGAACACCGATTACGAGGGAGAGATTACCTCAGCGGGCGATAAAGTGATCATCCGGACCGTTCCGGACACCACCATCCACGAATACAAAATCGGCCAGTCCCTCAACTACGAACGTCCCCAGTCAGCCAACGTTGAGTTGCTGATCGACAAAGGTAACTACTATGCCGTTGTCATCAACGACGTGGAGAAGAAACAGGCGGACATCAACTATGTGGACAAGTGGGCCGAGGATGCTTCCGAGGGCATGAAGATCGCTATTGATACCAATGTCCTTGGTGACGTTCCCGCCGATGTCAGTGCCTATAACACCGGCACCACCGCAGGGAAAATTTCCTCCGGTGTTGACCTGGGCGTGGCAGGGACCGACGGATCAGACGCTGTTTCCCTGACCAAGGCCACCATAGTGGACAAGATTGTCGAATGCGGCCAGGTTCTGGACGAACAGAACATCCCGCATACCAACAGATGGTTTGTCCTGCCGGCATGGGCATGCACCCGGATCAAGATTTCCGAACTGGCAGAAGCCTCCTATTCCGGTGACGGTGTTTCCACCAAACGGAATGGCCGGATCGGCAAGATCGATCATTTTGAGCTTTACAGCTCCAACAACATCACCCCGGTTCTTGAAACCACCACCAACTGCTACAAGGCAATCTTTGGCCACAAGTCGGCCATCACCTTTGCAAGCCAGCTGGTGGAAAACGAAATGATCCCCAACCCGGATGATTTCGGGAAGCTGATGCGCGGGTTGCAGGTGTACGGTTATGAGGTGATCAAGCCCGAATCCATGGGGATGCTGTACTGCACGGCCGGATAGTCCGGTAATCAAGTCTTACCCACTCCCCGGGTTTCGGCCCGGGGGGTTTTAAAAAAAAGGAATAGACCCATGAAATTTGGAATGGTTAAAAGCCTGGTTTCCCAGGTGATGGAAATTGACGATTTCACCGACAACGAGGGCACCACCGGGTTTTGCGATTTTGCAAAAGATTTGCCGGCCGGTGCCATCCCCCTGGCGTGGCGGGCCAAAGTCACGGAAGGATTCGACGGCGATACCACGGCTGTTGTGCAGGTGGGGATTGAAGGGGATGTGAACAAATACTCCGCCAACACGGCCCAAAGCTGCCTGGCTGTTGGCACGGTCGGATCCCTGGCCCTGGCCTTGGATGCCATGACCGACCATGACGAGGCACAGACCCCGCGCGTCACCGTGACCGGTGGAACCGATTTCGGCGGCATTACCGCGGGTGCCATGCAGGTAGAACTTTTCTACATTGAGCCTGCACCCATCGATTAATTTTTCCCAGGGGGCCACGCGCCCCCTTTTATGAAAGGAGAATGACATGCCCGAATTTCTGATGAACCAAAAAACAGGTGTGGTGTTTGTACGGACCGAAAGACTGGCAGCCAGAAAAGACATGGTGCCGTATGATTTCGAGAAAAAACGGCCTGTGTCTGCCATCAGCGCACCGGAACCCCAGCCTGCCGTTTCAGAAGAGGCTGAACAGGAAAAAGAAAGGGCTGCCGCGCTGGTGAAAGAATGGTTTGGCAGGGATGTCAGCAGGGTATCAAAGATTGACCTGGTTGAATATGCCAAAGATCAGTTCGATATTGACCTGGAAGACGACACCAAACTGAAGATGGTCCTGGCAATAGAGGCAGCAAAAGAGGACTTGTAACCCATGGCCATCACAGCAACCAGCATCGTTGAGACCATCGGCCAGCAGCTTCATGACACCGGCGGAAGTATTTGGACAGCAGCCATCATCTGCAAGTATGCCAGTGAGGCTCAAAAGCTGATCGCCTTGCTGAGGCCTGACGCTACTGCCAAGGCCGATACGTTCACTCTTGCGCTATCCGTCAGACAGACATTGCCGCCAGATGGAGCCAGGCTGCTGGACCTGCCGATGAACACCGGTGGTGCCCCAATCCGAAAAATCGACCGAGCTGCCCTTTCTGATTCCGTGCCGGGATGGACCACGGAAGAGGGGTCGGCTGTTGAGTTTTTCATGTTCGACATGGAAACCCCAAAACAGTTTTACGTGTATCCTAAGCCGGCCACTGCCTTTAATGTGGATATCGTATATTCATCCATTCCGACAGACATATCAACCGACGCTATAAGCATATCAATTTCTGATACATACCTGACCCCGTTACTGGAATGGACCTTGTACCGGTGTCTATCCATGGAAAGCGAAGGGTTTGACATGGCAGCGGCAAACTCTCATCTGAACAACTTTTTTAATGTTCTGGGAATCGAACAAAAAAATGAGGCCATGCTTTACCAGGTCCAGGAGACAACCTGATGGATAGATTTGTGAATGCCATTCGTGCTCATCTGCCAGATTGCCCGTCCGTGCTGATAAAACAGCATGTCCTCCGGTCTGCTATTAAATTCTGCACCGAAACATGGATCTGGCGGGTAGATGAAACGATATCCGCCTTAGAAGGAGCGACCACAATGACTATTACGGTCGCCGATGGGGCCGCCATCACCGGCATACCGAAGATGGAAGTCAATGAAAAATTGTATGAAGAATACACTATTTCCGGCGCAACCGTGACATTTGATGATGCCCTGACCGCAGATACAGACTTTGACGTTACATCTGCCCTAAAACCCACCATGGCGGCCACCAGTTT